GATTTAAATTTTGCTACAGATATTACTATAGTTGAAGAACTAACTAAATTTTATATTAAATATTGGTCATTACAATCAAAACAGGAAGATGCTTATTATGATGAATATATAAGTAAAAATGCTAGCGAGTACGCTGCCATTTTGGAAAAAGTTAAAAAGGCTTATGTTATTTTAAACCCTGTTAATTTGAACCCAGCCCCAACAGGGGATACTCAAACAAGTACTGGTACAACACTAACTAATAACACACAAACACCGCCTTTAACTTCCGATTATCAATATACAATATCTAACCCACCAATGTTTGAAGAATTTACAGTTAGTGTTAATCCTAGTGTTGATGGGTTAAGAAATATATTCTTAGTTGAATATGGGTACAATATTACTGCAAGTTGTGCTGAAGGGTCGGCGACTGGACAACAGTTCTCAAATAATTATATTTCTTCAAATGGACAAACAGTTACAATAACTGCTGAAGATTTGTTAGAAGAAGTAGACTGTACTGGTTCAGGTTCTAGTGGAGTTTATGAATTCCAAATTACAATTTTTACAAAACCTGTTTTATCTAATGGTCAAATAGATACTACAAGGTCAGATTATTATAAATCATATCCTATTACTATGACATTTTAATTTATTAGTATATTTATATAAAAAATAATTATGAATACTAAAGAAGCTTTAGATAGATACCTTGGTAAGAACACAAGAATAACTGAAACCGATAAGGGTAATGGTTATAAAGAAGTTTGTGACTTAGATACTGGAGATTGTTACACAATTAGAATGAAAGACGGTTTAATTGAAAGAGTTAACAATACAATGACAATTAATAAAAAAATCAATGTTGAAACAACACAGGGATATAAACAACTTTTAAATGGGTAAGGAAATGGATTTATCTAAAAAATTATTAGAGGAATTAAAAAAACATAATAAAATCAACAATTATATTTTTGAACAAGACGCTCCACCACCACCTGATGATTTAGCCCTTGGAACACCTCCTCCATCGCCTGAAGCAGGAGCACTACCTGCGGCACCTGAAGCAGGGGCACCCCCTGCGGCACCCGCCGCTGAACCATCAGCACCTGTTGATGTGGAAAATGACCCTGACGTTGAAAAAATCGGTGATGAAAAATCAGAAGATTCAGAAACTGAAGAATTGGATGTTACAGAACTTGTAACGTCACAAAAAAATATGGAGGAAAAACAAAATGAATTCTTTCAAAATCTTTTTTCACAAATACAAAATCTTGAAAGTAAATTATCTGAAATGGATAAAATTATGGATAAGATAAATACTATTGAAACTAAGATTGAAAAATATCGTGAAAAAACTCCGCAAGAAAAATTAGAATTAAGAAGTTTAGATTCAGGACCTTTTAATCAAAAATTGACACAATTTTTTGATGATAAACTACAGGATATTGAACAATCAGGTAAAAACGAATATGTGATTACACCTGATGATGTTGAAAACTATTCACAAGCTGAAATAAAAAACAGTTTTAATAATTTGGATAGTGAGGATAGTGATACTAATACTTTCACTTATAGATAATTTTTGTTTGACTATTACGGCTGACACACTTATACTTGTTTATTAACTAATAATTTATATATATCATGGCGACAAATTCACTAGATGCTGTACTCGCTCAGTATGAAAAAGCGAAAGGTGGCTCAAACGGAGCTAACAAAATGTCTCAAGAAGACAGAATGAAAAAGTATTTTGCAGCAATTCTAACGCAAAATGAAACATCGGGACAAAAACGTCTTCGTATTTTACCAACTCCTGACGGTTCATCACCTTTTAAAGAGGTGTGGTACCACGAAGTACAAGTTGAGGGTAAATGGAATAAAATCTATGACCCAGGTAAAAACGACAACGAGCGTTCACCTTTGACTGAAATTCACGACGAATTAATGTCAACAGGTAAAGAGTCCGATAAGGAACTTGCTAAATCTTACAAACCACGTAAATTCTACATCGTTAAGGTTATTGACCGTGATAACGAAGCGGATGGAGTTAAGTTTTGGAGATTTAAACACAATTACAAGAACGAAGGTATTCTTGACAAAATCATCCCAATTTGGAAAGCTAAAGGTGATATTACTGACCCTGTTAATGGTCGTGATTTGATTATCGAGTTGGCAAAGGCTAAGACTCCAAAAGGAGCGACCTATACAGTTATCCAAACTGTAATGCACGATGACCCATCTCCTGTTCACACAGACGCGGAAACTGCTAAAACTTGGACTGAAGACCCACTTACTTGGGCCGATGTTTACTCTAAAAAACCTGTTGAATATTTGGAAGCGATTGCTCGTGGAGAAACTCCAAGATGGTCATCTGATTTAGGTAAATATGTTTATGGAGACGCGGCATCTGAAATGAGTGTTGGTGGTGGAAACATGTCAATTGTTGACCCACAAGCAGGTGACGAACCTGATGGTGATTTACCATTCTAATTTATACGGATGGACACTAGCATAGTCAAAGTGTCCATCCTTTTTTATTTTTATACTAACAATTTAAACACATAGACATTTATGGCTATAAAGAAAAAAGAATTTTCATTAGATGCAATCAAAAATAAGTATTCTACGAAAACTAAATACAAAGATACAGAGTTCTATGAAGTCGACGAAGCTTTTCATAGTAGTTGCGGTTTACCTGGTCCTGCTTTGGGTAACATCAATATGTTCTTGGGGCACTCAAATTCTTCCAAAACGACAGCACTTGTTAAAGCCGCTGTTTCGGCTCAGAAGAAGGGGCATCTACCCGTTTTCATTATTACTGAAAAGAAATGGTCGTGGGACCACGCGGTAGAATTAGGTCTTAAAGCTGAACTTATCGAAGGAGAATGGGACGGACAATTTATCTTCAATGATAACTTTGATTACATCGAACAAGTTACAGACTATATTAACGAATTATTGGACGAACAAGAAAAAGGTAACATTCCTTATTCTCTTTGTTTTCTTTGGGATTCTGTTGGTTCAGTTCCTTGTAAGATGACATTTGATGGTAAAGGTGGTAAACAACACAACGCATCTGTTTTGGCAGACAAGATTGGTATGGGTATCCAAGCTCGTATTACTAAATCTCGTAAGGAAGATTATCCATATACAAACACAATGGTAGTAGTAAATCAACCTTGGGTTGAATTACCTGATAATCCATTTGGACAACCAACAATTAAGGCCAAAGGTGGTGAAGCACTTTGGTTAGCATCTGCACTTGTTTTTTTATTTGGCAATCAAAAAAATGCAGGTATTAATCACATTACTGCAACTAAAAATGGAAGAACGGTGTCTTACGCTATCCGAACAAAAATCTCTGTTCTAAAGAACCATATTAACGGATTAGGATATAAAGATGGTAAGATTATTGCAACACCACAAGGATATATTGTAGATACTAAAGAGGCTCTTGAGGAGTACAAAAAACAATACTCACAATATTGGAACGCAATTCTTTCAGGTACAGGGGAAATTACTCTTGATGAAAGTGAAGAAACTTTTGAAAACGAAAACGAACCATTTTAATTAACTTTTTGTGAAAAAAACACTCCTTGTTGATGGGAATAATTTGATGAAGATTGGATTTCATGGGGTGAAAGATTACTTTCACAACGGAGAACATATTGGAGCAATTTATCATTTCATCAACACACTAAGAAAATTTATTGAAGAACAAAACTTTGATAAAGTAGTGGTATTTTGGGACGGAGAGGACTCTACGAGTATTCGTGGAGTTCTTTACCCCAAATACAAACAAAACCGAAAATTAGTTATGGAGGATGCAATCTTCATGTCCTACCTAAGACAAAAAAATCGCATCAAACAATATCTCGAAGAAATCTATGTGAGACAGATTGAAGTCTCAGGACGAGAAGCTGATGATTTAATTGCTTATTATTGTCAGGTATCTGAAAATGAGGATAAATTAATTTTTTCGTCAGATAGAGATTTAACACAACTGATTTCTGAAAAAGTATCTGTATATTCACCATCACTAAAAAGTACTTTTAAAAATGGAGATACTATTAAATTTGACGACTTTTCATTTCCCCACTATAATGTTAAAACATTAAAAATTATGACTGGTGATAAGAGTGATAATATTGAGGGAATTTACCTTTTGGGTGAAAAGACATTGGTTAAATTTTTTCCTGAGATACTTGAAAAACCGATTTCTTATACCGATATTTTAGAAAGAGCTGAGGAACTTTTGAAAGAACAAAAAGATAATCAGACACTGAAAAATTTACTAACAGGAAAAACAAAATCAGGTATTTTTGAAAACGAATATTATGTGGTCAACGAACAAATTGTTGACTTATCAAACCCACTCCTCAAAGACGAGGACAAAGAAGAAATTTCCCAAATTGTTAATGAAACATTAGAAACTGAAGGAAGAAGTTACAAAAATATTATTCGTTATATGGTTGAAGACGGATTGTTTAAGTACCTACCTAAAGGGGATGATTCGTGGACATATTTTTTAAAACCGTTTATGAAATTAACAAGAAAAGAAAAAAACAAAAAATAAAAAAAACAATTATGAGAGAACAACAAGACATTACGAAACTAGAGTTTCTGATGACAGTGAACAACAATTTTATTGTTCAGAGATTTTTTAATGTAAAAGGGTATAACCCAAATTCGCATCGTTCCGCGGATTTAATTGACTTGGTTGATAATTTTGTCAATGAATTAAAACACAATTTCAAAATGAAATCTGTAAGTTACATGCTTGACAATCAGTATCAAATTACAGAAGACCCTGAAGTTTTGAATACATCATTTACTGACGGACCCGAAGTATTCAATGTTTATATTAAAAATGGAGATAAAGTATTATATCATCAGGTATTTGATGCTAAACCGTACCCACCTAAAGTTAGATATACGGTTGATGTTAGACCTTATTTAAAAGGTGTTTTAAATGATTTGACAGAAGTTTTGTCAAGTAAAAATTTAACACACGAATATATGGGTTACTCTTTAGTTTAAAGATATTTAATAAAAAAAGGAATTATGGCGGACAAAAATTTTGAATACTTAGGAAATCAATTTCAGTTACAACTTCTAAATCAACTTATTGTTGATAAGGATTTCGCCCATTCCATCGTTGGAGTTTTAGAACCATCTTACTTCGAAAACAAATACTTTAAACTTATTGTTCAAATGGTGAAAGAGTATTATCAAAAATTTGAGCATTCGCCAAGTTTTGATACTCTTAATCAAGTAGCTAAAAGTGAAATTGCTCAGGAGTTATTGTTAAAAATAACTCTTGATACAATTTCTGATATAAAAAATATTGATGAAAGTGGGGTACAATTTGTTCAAGAAAAGGCTTTAAAATTCTGTAAACAACAAGAGTTACAGAAAGTGATGGAAAAGGCTAAAAAAATTATAGACCACGGTGAGTTTGAAAATTATGACACATTAGAAGAAATGGTTCGAGAGGCATTACAAGTTGGTAATGTTGATAAAGGAACTGGTGATGTGTTTGAAAACTTAGAAGATGTATTAGCGGATGATTATAGACACCCAATTCCTATGGGAATACCGGGTATTGACAACTTACTTAAAGGTGGGTTAGCAAAAGGGGAGATTGGGGTAATACTTGCACCTACAGGTGTTGGTAAATCAACTCTAACTACAAAGATTGCAAACAATGCGTTTAATTTAGGGTTTAATGTATTACAGGTATTTTTTGAGGATAACCCAAAAATTATCCAAAGAAAACATTTTACTTGTTGGACAGGTATTGCTCCTGATGACC